AATCTGTTGCAATATCCGTTATTCTATTATAAATTTGAGTACCCGTATAAGCAAACTCCAGCGCGTTAAAATCTAACTGATTCAATTTATCTTCGCCAAACAAATCTTTTAACGTTCGTATTTCACCATAAAAAGTAAGCTGGTAATTTTCAGGCATTCCGTTTTTTACATTCGCCTTTTCAATCTGAATTTTACCACGTCTGAAAGTAGTTAAATCAATTTCAATTAATGCGTTTCTTCTTATATTGTGGTCTATTGTACTATCTACATCCGTTTGGTAAAAGTGCTGAAATATTTGATTGTTAACGGTTGAAGCTGGTACGGTAAACGACTGCGAGAAATCAGTAAATACTTTTGAAATATCGTTAATATTTTGAACGCTCGAAGTAACATTAATTTGTTCGTCTTCAAATAGTTCAATCTTAAGTCCTTCAATATAAACTTGTACTTGCCTCATATTACGTTGTTTATTGCATTAAAGGCAAAGTCAAACTCTAAAGAATAGTTAATCATTTTTTGGTTTATATTCTTGAATAGCTCCGTTGACTTCGTGTTAATCTTTACTGGTAAACTGTTTATTAATATTCTTTCGCTTGTCATTAGCTGCTCCAACAAATCATTGTAGCTTTCAGTTACCCAGTCCGTATTTACTTTAATGCTACGTTTCGCAGTTGTATTAAATACTTTGCGTTGACCTTCTAAAGTATTATAATTCGGGAACGTGCTTTGCATTAAATTGTATTCCGTGTTTTCAATGCTGAATGTATCGTTAGACGCTGCGAAAAACCACGTCCTTTGCCAACACCCATATTTATTTACAAAGTCGCACAAAACGGCTGTATAACGGCATAGCTCGAAAGGTTTAAAATAACCTGTCCAAACAGTAACATCACTACCTAAAATATTAATTATTATCTCTAACTTATTTCCGCCAGAATAATAATTTTCATATACCCTCGGTACGTCTAAAATAGAATTGTTTGTTAAGTTTTGTGTGAATGTAGCAGCCGTTGCCAAATTAGTATATTTTGCTTTGTAGCTTGTCGCAGTTTTAACCATTATATGACCAGCCCTTCTACTTGAATTTGTACTTGGGTTTGTGCCATCGTAGTAATAAAAAAACGTCCCTTCGTCGTGTAATATGTCGTAGGTCGGCGTGTAATTATACCCTTGTTCATACCACCCAAAACCGTCATAAGCAACGTATGAATTTGTACTTAATAAGGTATATGTTCCGCTGTCTAATTTGTATCTTTTTAGTTGAACGTTGCACCATTGACTTGTGTCAGTTGCGGCAAAAGTATTATAAATTTCTTGTCTTGTATTCCAAGTAATATACTCACGAATGTAAGGTGAAATATTGTAATACGTCTTTACGTTGTTTGAAGCTGGTATTAATTTACTCAAAGTGTAAGTTGGCGAAGCTGGTGCGCTCCCAGTACCGTTCCAAATAAATACTTCTAATTTAGAACCGTCTTGTCCCGTTTCGGATATTTCTACTATATAAGGTGAACGTGCAAAAATACTCATTTTATATTCTTTAAATTTTGGTCTAATATTTCATTTAAAAGCTGTTCGGCATCCAAACCGTACTTATCTATTAACGTATCGGGTAAAGTTTTGTAGGCTGCTTCAAATGGCTTGGTAAAAAATAAGCTTGGTCTTATTCCGTATTTAAACACGCTTCGAGCTATTGCAAATTGTAACCCTTTTCTACTTTGAAATTTTCCCGTAGCGCTTCGTGGTGCAATACCTTTACGAACTATCCATTTGTCAAACGCACTTGGCGGCGGCATTTTAGATTTATACGAATAAGGAGTATCGAATTTTCTTTGCTTTCCTGAAACCCCTTTGTCCTGAAAGTTTCCATACGGCTCCATTTCAAAATATACTCCAATCGAGTTAGGCATTTCTTTAACGTTGCCTTTTATTGAATTCGATAATTTGCCGCTGGTATCTTTACCCATCTTTTGTAAATTGGCTTTCGCTTCAGCTACTACCAAATCACGAAACTTTTCTAAGGCTTTTAATCTTTCACTCATTAACAAACAGTCATTTCATTAGGAACTAAAATATCAACAGTCATAGTCCAACCAGCTAAATAGTTTTCAAACCTTTCAGCGAAGGCTTCTAAGGTTGGATTACCGTCTACTTGGAACGCATCCGTAAATAAGTCGCCACGTCGAAGCTCTTCGTACAACCTATTCAATACTGAAAGCATAGTGTTAAGTACGTAAATTTCATTATCGTTACCGTCGAATATATTTGTATCTTCGTCTTTTGACTTGTTGACAATATCCATTGCCATTAAACTCACGTTAAAACGAATTATATTACTTTCAAAAGTTGCGTTATTTACTATAATATGAACTAAAGGAAATATTGTTTGCTTTGCCAAATCAACCGCAAAAATATCGCCTTGAGTAACCGTGTTTACAAATGGATCGTTTTCTAAGTTGGTTTTTAACGTATCTAAAACAGTGTAATAATTAGCCATGTCTTTGTATTTTTTTTATTTCTCTTTCTTCTATTTCTCGTTTTTGTCTTTCATAAGTGAGGTAGGTAAGACACTTTCTAACTCCCAGTCGGGTAACTTCATCAAACTTTGTAACGTCTCCTTGAGAAAGCGCATAGATTGAATTGTACCATCCCCATCTTTTATTAAATTGCGTTCTTTCGCTAAAGTCATTATCTTCGGATTCTTCTTTATCTCCTTCTCCAAAGAGGTAAGCGTATGTTGAACTAAGTCGCTTCCTAAAGTCGAAAAAAAAACCGTTGCACCTAAGACAACATCCAGCGAAGCGTACTTCATAACATCACTAAATTCGTCCGTTCCTTTGTACTCAAATATTTCGTAACGGTCTTTTACTTTCTTTGTGATAGGTCGGTACATTACCGCCATTGCTTTGTGAAAAGTTTCTACGCTTGAAATATTACTTTCCAAATCAATGTACTCCCCAAAAGTCATATCTTCCAAATTAGGAATAAACCCGAACTCAGTGTCTTGAATTTTGAACGTAGCTTGAAATTTAGGCTTCGCTTTGAATATTTCGTTTAAATGTACGGTTAAGCTTTTAACGTCGCTCCATTTTACCTTTACAACGTCTTTCATTTTTAGACCACAAAATATTTCAATAGTCTTTTGACCAATAAATTCCTCGTCGTTCGACTTTTCAACTACCCGCATAAATTCTTGGTAGCTCTTTAAAGGAATTTCACTTAATGAAGTAGGTATTACAATTTCTGTTTTCATTCTATATATTAACTTTTAATTCGTGTTTTTGTAGTTTGTAAAGATAATGCACACTATTTGCATACTTGAATGGGTGCGAAATATTATTTATTTACCAAATATGATATTTACCGTAGTTACTATTCATACCTAACGTTTCCATTTCGTGGTATCGTAGCGCATCAATACCATGATTATTTGTGTCAATCGGTTTATTTAGGCGTGTGCCTTGCTTATCCGTGTCCCAGCAGTAGGCCCGAAGTTCCTTAATTAGGTTGGTGCTATTTGAAGTAACTAAATATTCATTACGTTGCATAACATCAATACCGTAGTTTATTGAATCCTTACCTTTTGTAACGCCTTTTATTGTTATTCCGTAGCGTTTTATTTCTTCAATGCTTTTCGGTTCGCTTGAATCAGCGTAGACGGGTACGTGTTTCGGTAGTGCGTTTGCAATATCACTATTCAGCATTCCCGTTTGATACTTCAGTTCGTTTATTATTCTGGTTCCGTTGTAATTGTATATTTCTATTATTGCAGTAGGATCGTTCGTGTAACCAAAGTCTAATCCAATACCTATTAAATTCGCTTCTTTAGGTAGTATATCAATAGTTTTCCAGTTACTAAATATAACGCCTTCAAGCATTCCTATTTCGCCTAATCCGTAAACACGCCACCAGTTAGCCCAGTATGCGCTTGTTTCGGCTTTTAAACGGTTCTTTTCTATTTGTTGTACAATACTATTGTCTAATGCTTCGTTGTCTTTGTACGTGAGAATTAAGAAGTCTGAATCCTGTTCGTCTTTTAGTTCAGTATGTACCCAAAATTCATTTGCCGGGTTGAAGTCTAAATAAATAGCTTTCTTTGTACGTATCGCAAGTTCGTTATAACTCTCAAATGTTACGTTATTACATTCGTTTATATATAGAACGTCACGCCTTGCACCCCTTAATTTAGAACTGTCATCAGCACTAAAAAATTCAATGTAACTACCATTAGCAAATTCGTACCGCAGAAGCGATTTGTTAAAGCGCTCGTCAAAATACCTACCAGTATCTTTCATGATACGTAAGAAGTCCTTTAACGCACCCCGTCTTAAATGCGGTATTGTTTCAGCTACTACGCTTATTTCAGTTTTCGGGTACGTTGCAGCCTTTGTAATTAGAATAGGAAGTATTCCGTACGTCTTGCCCGCACTTGTCCCGCCCTGAATAATTTTAATTCGTTTTTTTAAAGCTTCTATTTTACGAATTGCTGTCGTTATTATCACTTAATTTAAATAAAGGTTGTTCGATATTCGTTTGTTCAACTTGCTCTTTTAAGTTGTTTAAACGTTGTGTAATGCTTGCGTTATACTGTCCTACCATACCGCCAGTTATTTGGTCTTCTCGTATTTCTTTGCGTATACGTGAACAGATGGGAGAAAAATCTTCGTATGCTTTATTCGTATTCTTAAAATAGTCTTCAACGCATCCTACATTATCCCAGCAAAATATTTCAAATCCTTCCATTGTTAAAGGTCTTTCTAAAGGCTCGGCTCTTTCTTCAAATTCTTTTCCTCCGAATACGCTTTTTATTCTCGGGTTGGCTTTTACGTCCTCTTTGTATTTTTTAAATAGTTCGTAAAGTTGTTCGGGACTATCTAAGTTTCTTGGTCTACCTACTTTTGCCATTTTTTAATTCGTCTTTTGTTAAATTTTCTTCATAAGTTGTTGAACATACCGCTAAACGTTGGTCTATATCTTCGTATTCAAAAGTCATTGTATCGTCAATCATGCATCTTTGAACGAAGTCTTTTTTACTTTCGTCTTTTCGTGGCTTAGGAATTGGCATCTTCGTATGTGTTAAATAATATCTCTAATTTATTCATTACATCACGTAGACACGAACCACAAGAAGTTGGTTGCATATTTACTTTAAATACTCTATTGTAAATTCTTAATAGTTCCTTTTGTTCTGTAGGCTTCATTGAATAACGTGTTTCAGAATACCATTCTTTTAAATATTCGTATTCGTCTTTTAGTA